ACGACACCCAGATACAGACAGTTGACTCAGGCACAGCAATAACTGCCACACAACAATTCACAGACTCAGGCACAAACGCTACTGTTACCTTTATGAAGGTAAAGTACGCACTGCCAGCAGATTACGAATCTACAGTACCTAGAACTCATTGGGATAAGGATAAACATTGGGAGATGCTTGGCCCAATTGACGCTCAACAATGGGAATGGCTGCTGTCAGGCTACATCTCTACTGGCCCGCGCATACGTTGGCGCTTGCTAGGTGCATACTTCCAGATCTGGCCCGGCGTTTCAGACAATGAGTTCTTAGGCTATGAGTATAGAAGCAATGGATGGGCCGAAAGCTCACTAGGAGTGGCTAAGACGAGCTTAACAGCCGACTCTGATACCTGCATATACCCAGACCGTTTAGTCGTTCTAATGACGAAACTGAAGTATTTTGAGGCTAAGGGCTTCGATACTACGGCTATGTATAGAAACTTCCTGACAGAACTTGAAGTGGTTATGGCTCAAGATCAGAGTTCAGCTAATCTATCGTTTGCTCCAAGACCGGGTACAGTCCTCATTGGATATGATAACATACCCGATCAAGGATATGGAAGCCAAAACTAATGATGCTTCCAGCGAACCCCAGACTTTATTCTGCTTATGGTGCTTCCTTGAACTCCGTAATCAAGTGCAATGAGTCTCTGCAAGCGAGTGTCCTGTCTAATCGCATCAACTTGTATGCCAGTAAGTTTAGCTGTGCCACAATTCTCTCCGCGATTAGTAGTTCCATGTCTAACTTTATCAGCATGGTTATTTTTAGACGTATCCCAGCGCAAATTACTCAAATGATTATTTTGATGATTACCGTCATTGTGGCAACATTCCATTCCTTCTGGTCTTTTGCCTACAAACGCTTCCAAAACAAGTTTGTGTGGTCTAACTTGGGTTTGTTTGTTGTTTTTCCACAAGCCAGCATAAGGCCTGCCATCATATTTATCAAATGTCAGTTTTTTAATAGTGTTGGTTTTTACGGTAAGTATTCTGCCGTAATCAGAAATCTTGTAGAATCCTTCAAAACCAATTGCATCGCGCCATTCTTCCATGATGTTCCCCATATAAACAATAAGGGGAGATTATAGCATATGTTTCCAGCACAAAAGACCGCTGCACAAGTAGCTTCTGTACCTGCTCCAGTAGGTGGCTGGAATGCTCGTGATTCTATTGCGAACATGGAACCTACCGATGCTGTCGAGTTAATCAACTTCTTTCCATCCTATTCAAACGTAGTTCTACGCGGCGGGTACTCTAACCACGCCACAGGCATAACTGGTCAGGTTGAGACTTTGATGAACTACTCGACTGGTACGGGTGAGGAGCTGTACGCAATTGCAGGAACACAGATATATGACGTTACTTCTGCTGGTGCAGTAGGTGCGCCTGTAAAGGTAGGCTTAACAAACGCTCGATGGGAATTCATCAATGTCACGACTGGCGGCGGTAGCTATCTATACCTAGTCAATGGTGTAGACGCTCCATTGCTATTTGATGGCACTACATGGGCCTCTATTACTGCTGTATCGCCTATCGCTATAACAGGCGTTACAAGTACAACACTAGATAATATTACTCTGTTCAAGAACAGGGTATGGTTTACGCAAAAAGAATCATTAAAGGCTTGGTACTTGCCAACTAATGCAGTCGGCGGAGCAGCACAGGCCCTCGATTTAAGCTCTATTGCTAAGTTTGGCGGTCACATAACAGACGTAGCCACATGGACGATTGACGCTGGATATGGGGTTGATGACAACCTAGTATTTATTACAAGCAATGGCGAGGTCATCGTGTACTCAGGCACAGACCCAGCAAGCTCTGCTACTTGGGCATTGGTTGGCGTATGGAAGCTAGGCGCTCCCATTGGTGATCGCTGCTTTATGAAGTACGGCGGTGACATCTTAATCATGACATACGATGGATTAATACCTCTTGCAGCATCACTACAAAGCTCTAGGCTCGATCCGCGAGTTGCTTTGAGTAACAAGATACAAGGAGCGTTTACTGCCGCTTCTATACAGTATGCAGACAACTTCGGCTGGCAGATACATTACTCAGCTAAGAATAACGCTGTATGGGTAAATGTACCTATCGATGAAGGCAACAATCAAGAGCAGTATGTAATGAATACGATTACAAAGTCTTGGTGCAAGTTTCAAGGCTGGGAAGCCAACTGCTGGGAATCGTTCGGAGATAATCCATACTTTGGCGGCAATGGCGTAGTAGGCAGGGCTTGGGACACAACCTATGCAGACAATGCAACAGACATTAATACTAACGTGCTGCAAGCGTTTAACTACTTTGAGCAACGTGGTGTAAAGAAATACTTTACTAGAGCTAGACCTTCTATATTTACGGACGGACTGCCTTCTATCCTAGTCTCAATGAACATTGACTACGATATATCTGACCCTACATCTGCCTTGTCTTATTCTCCTAGCTCGTACGGGTTGTGGGACATAGGCATATGGGATACGTCATCATGGGGTCAAGGACTGATGATTACTAATAACTTTCAAGGAGTTACAGGGATAGGGTATTGCGGCGGTATACACCTTAAAAGCGCATCTCAGACCTTGCAACTTGAATGGGCTGCAACTGACGTAGTTTATCAAACTGGATGGGCTGGAATATAGTACAAGGCGATTCTGTTGGTGTCTGGGTAGCAGAACAGACCACAGGATCGTACCATTGCAATTCATCAGCCATAGGGCTGGAACGAGAAGGACAGATAGTTGCAGGGGTGATCTATGAGAGCTTTATGGACACCACCATTACCTGTCATATTGCAGTAGCAGGGCGAATGAATAAGACATTCATAGCTGCGATATTTAACTATCCGTTTATAGTATGTAACGTAGAGAAAATAGTAGTACCGATCACTGAAGAGAACGATAAAAGCATTAAGCTAGTAAAGAATATGGGCTTCACTGAAGAGGCTAGAATAAAGAGAAGTAACGGTGATATGATATTTTTTACGCTGTTGAAAGATAAATGTAAATTTTTAGGAGGCAAGTATGGGTAAGAAAGCAACTCCACCGCCAGTACCAGACTATGGTGCAGCAGCTAAACAGCAAGGTACTGCTAACTTAGAGTCTGCTGTAGCTACGTCTAAACTATCTAACCCCAATACATACGGGCCATTAGGTAGTCAGGTAGTTACCTACGGCACTGGAGCAGATCAGTACACCCCAACCATTAGGCAGACACTTACGCCAGACGCTCAAGCTACTTTAGAAGCTCAACAGGGCGTAGAGAGATCACTTGCAGAATTAGGTCAGCAAGGTGTTGCACAAGCTAAAACCATACTAGGAACGCCGTTTAATCCTAATCTGCCCGGCATTGATACAAGTATTGCAGAGTCAGTCTCACCAGTTAACCAAGCCACATACAATGCTGGAAGCGCGCAGAGGTCTGTAGCTGGCCCTACTTTTCAGCAAGGTATAGATACGTCAGGAATAGCCGCAATGCCTGTTAACGCAGGGATGACTGGTCAGCAAGCAATTATGTCTAGGTTACAGCCTCAGTTAACACAGAATGAGAATGCAACAAGGCAGCGTCTTGCAAATCAAGGTCTAGTTACGGGTGGCGAGGCTTATGAGAATGAAATGCGTACTATGGGACAGAACAGAAATGACTTAGAGCTACAAGCCGCTGCACAAGGTATTAATCTTGATGCAATGATGAATCAGCAAGGCTTTGGACAAGCTCAGGCTCGTGGTCAGTTTGGTAATGAAGCGCAACAATCACAGTTTAACGCTGCTTTGCAGAACGCTGGCATGGGTAACACTGCGCTCCAGCAAGACTACCAGAATCAATTAGCTGCACAAACTGCACAGAACGCTGCTGTTGCACAAAACTTTAACCAGCAACTTAATTTAGCTCAATTTGGCAATGCAGCACAGCAACAAAGTCTTGAGCAGCAACTTGCGCTGCGTAATCAGCCACTGAATCAGATCACGGGCTTGATGAGTGGATCACAGATACAGATGCCGCAGTTTCAAGGCTTTCAGCCATCTAATGTTGCTGCTGCTCCGATCTATCAAGGCGTACAAGATACGTTTCAAGGTCAGATGGATCAGTACGGCATCAGACAGCAAGCTAAAAATAACCTTACAAGCGGCTTAATGAGTCTTGGCGGTTCTCTTGGTGGCGCTGGAATGGGTATGATGTAATGCTAGGACTAGCTTTCTCAGGCGGTAAAGATTCTCTGGCTTGCTGGTATTTATACAAGGCAAAGAATCCTATCGTTTTCTTTGCTAATACTGGCAAGGCTTACCCTGAGACGTTAGCTATAGTAGAAGAAATTAGAGCAGAAGCTGTCGAATTCATTGAGATTAATGTAGACCAACAGGCCCAGATAGACGCTAACGGCATACCTAGTGACATAGTTCCAATTGCCAATACTGTACATGGAATGATTGTATCGGGTAAAAAAGACGTTCTGATACAGAGTTATTTGAATTGCTGTATGGAGAATATTACTCTACCGCTGCTTGAAGCAATGAAAAAGAGGGGCATTACTCAGCTCATAAAGGGTCAGCGTAATGACGAGTCGTTCAAGGGTGAGTCTAGGCATGGAGTAGTTGTAGACGGTATAGAGTACATACAGCCTATAGAGAAGTGGACGAGTAAGCAGGTATTAGATTTTGTGGCAACGCAACGCGGTCAACTGCCAGAACACTTTAGCTTGAATCATACAAGTCTTGACTGTTATGACTGCACAGGCTTTATGAAGGACTCAGCAGATAGGGTTGAATGGACTAAAGTTAACCATCCAGAACTATATGATAAGTATGCGTTAAACATGAGCAAATTAAAGGGTACAATCATTCCAATCGTTGAGTTAATGAGGTAGTTATGGCAAACAGAATCGTAAATTTCCAGATGCAGCAACCGGGCGAGATGGCTAATCCACAGGTAGTTGGAGTGCAACAGCAGAACCGTTTGTCACTAGCTGAGAGACTTAGGAAGTATGGCCTAGATCAAGATAGTAACGGCCCACAATCGTTTGCAGATTCGTTTAACCAACAAATGCGGAATCAAATGAGGCAGCCACAGGATGAGCCACAGACACCACAGCAGCAACAAGCTGGTCAAATTATGAAGAGCTACAACGCTAGTGGTGGTGGCTCTGAGATGGGATGGA